TAGACGAGAGACAAAAGAAATTTCTAGAGATATTGTTTGAAGAGGCAGCAGGTAATCCTCTCATTGCAAAGAGATTGGCTGGCTACTCCGAAGGCTACTCCACCAAAGAACTAATTAACTCTTTGAAGGAAGAAATCTCTGAAGCCACTACACTGTTCATTGCTATGAACGCGCCTCGTGCTGCCTGTGCTATAATCAGCGGAATTGATAGCCCTACTCAATTGGGATTGAAAGAGAAGTTGAGTGCAGCTAAGGATATGCTTGATAGGGCTGGTCATGTTAAGACAGACAAAGTTCAAGTTGAAGCCATGAATGGCATTATGATTTTACCTGCTAAGGATAAATCCGAGGAAGACTAATGACTGAACGTACTGCTGGTAAGTGGATACTTCCACAGCCAGAAGGTAAGGAATATGTTTCAGTACCTCAGCTATCCAGAACAGTACCGTTTGGCTATAAGAAAGATGAAGAGAATAAAGGGTGGCTCCTTCCTATTCCGTTAGAACTAGATGCTCTTGAGGAAGCCAAGAAATATCTTAAGCAATATTCATACAGGCAAGTTGCTGCTTGGATTACAACAGCAACAGGAAGACAACTTTCTCATGCAGGACTCAAGAACAGAATAGAACATGAACAGTCGAACAGGAGAAAATCTTCAACTTACCGCCTCCTTGCCCAGCGGTACGAAGAAGCGCTTAGGAAGGCCGAAGAATACGAAAAAAGAATCGGAACCGAAGGCAGTTACTTCAAGTCCGATCATTTTAGAGACATCTCTTCCAGCTTCAGAACCAGCGACATCTAGTGTCGTTGTTCCCATCTCCACACAGAACATAATTTTCAAGCCCAATGCTGGGCCTCAGACATTCTTCCTATCAGCCTCCGAAAGAGAAGTGTTATATGGTGGAGCCGCTGGTGGAGGTAAGAGTTATGCTATGTTGGCAGACCCTCTTCGCTACCTAGCCCATCCACAATTCTCTGGATTGCTACTACGCCACACAACAGAAGAGCTTCGTGAGCTTATCTGGAAAAGCCAAGAGATATATCCCAAGATTTATCCCAATATTAAGTGGAGTGAGAGGAAGATGCAGTGGGTAGCACCCTCTGGAGCTAGACTTTGGATGTCCTACCTAGACAGAGACGAGGATGTGCTGCGATATCAGGGACTAGCCTTTAGCTGGATAGGCTTTGATGAGCTTACACAGTGGCATACCCCGTTTGCTTGGAATTATATGCGCTCACGGCTGCGTACTCCAGCAGCAGACCTCCCAATTTACATGAGAGCCACTACAAATCCGGGTGGCCCCGGTCATGCTTGGGTTAAAAAGATGTTTATTGACCCAGCACCGGCAGGAAAACCCTTCTGGGCTACAGATATTGATACTGCAACTGTACTAAGCTACCCAAAAGGACACACTAAAGAGGGTCAACCCCTGTTTAAGCGCCGTTTTGTGCCTGCTATGTTGTCTGATAACCCATATTTGGCTGAAACAGGCGACTATGAGACAATGTTGCTGTCCCTTCCTGAGCATCAACGCAAGCAATTGCTAGAAGGAAACTGGGATATAGCAGAGGGAGCAGCTTTTTCTGAGTTTAATCGGGCTATACATGTGGTAGAACCCTTTGACATCCCAAATAATTGGGTAAAGTTTAGATCATGTGACTACGGATATGGTAGTCATAGTGCTGTTGTTTGGTTTGCTGTTACACCAAGTGAGCAAATTGTCATATATCGTGAACTATATGTATCAAAGGTACTGGCAAAAGACTTGGCTCACATGGTATTAAAGGCAGAGCAGAATGATGGTACTATAAGATACGGAGTATTAGATAGTAGTTGCTGGCATAAACGTGGAGACACTGGCCCTTCCCTAGCGGAACAGATGATTATGGAGGGATGCCGTTGGCGACCTTCTGATAGGAGTGCCGGTAGCAGGGTTGCAGGTAAGAATGAGATGCACAGAAGGTTACAGGTTGACCCATTTACAGAAATGCCAAGAATGGTTATAACTAGTAATTGTATAAATACAATAGCTCAGCTTCCTATTATTCCTTTGGATAAAAGAAATCCTGAGGACATAGACACAAAGACGGAAGATCATCTATATGATGCAATTCGTTACGGCATTATGAGTCGCCCTAGAAGTAGTTTGTTTGATTATAATCCAGCAAACAGTAAACAGTATGGGATGAAAGTAGCTGACCCAGTTTTTGGTTATTGATATTAAGGAATAATATGGTAGAAAAGAAAAAAGCTTCGGGAGATAAAACCCTAGCCCTAGACGATATTAACTCTGTAGAAGATTCAGAGGATACAGGTGGTGGGATTATTGCTTATGTGCAAGAACGCTTTACTAGGTCTGAGACAAGTAGAAAACAAGATGAAGCAAGATGGCTTCGTGCCTATCGCAACTATCGCGGTATCTACGGAACTGATGTTCAGTTTACGGAACATGAGAAGTCTCGCGTATTTATTAAAGTAACCAAAACAAAAACTTTAGCTGCCTACGGTCAGATCATTGAAGTATTATTCTCTAACAATAAATTCCCCCTAAGTGTAGACCCAACCGTTCTTCCCGATGGTGTGGTGGAGAGTGTACACTTTGACCCTAACGACAAGACACCTCTTCCTGAGAAAAAGAAAACAGAGATTCCTTTTGGTGAAGAGGGAGGTAAATCAATTCAAAGCGGATTCACTTTAGATAATCTAGAGGATATGCTTGGAGCCATGAAGGATGAACTCAAAGACATCCCCAATCTAAAAGAAGGGCCGGGAGTAACTCCTTCATCCGTCACCTTTAGTCCTGCTATGGTGGCAGCTAAGAAGATGGAAAAGAAAATCCATGACCAGTTAGATGAGACAGGAGCTTCTAAGCATCTACGTTCTACTGCTTTTGAAATGGCTCTGTTTGGCACTGGCGTTATGAAAGGCCCATTCGCTGTTAACAAAGAATATGCTAGTTGGGGTGATGATGATGGTAAGTACAAACCAATAATTAAAACTGTACCAGAAGCATCTCATGTTTCCCTCTGGAATTTCTATTGGGATGCAGACGCTAACAACACAGAAGATTGCCAGTATGTTATTGAGCGACACAAGATGTCGCGTACCCAGCTTAGGGCGCTGAAGAAACGTCCGCACTTCAGGTCTAATGTAATTGACCAAATCATTGAAGAAGGCGAAGGCTATGTTAAGAAGTATTGGGAAGATGATCTAAAAGACTATGCCCCCACTTTTGGTGTTGAGCGCTTTGAAGTTTTGGAATATTGGGGTAATGTAGATATTGATTTGTTGGAAGAGAATGATGTAGTTATTCCTGAAGACATGAAAGAGGCTGGAGAACTACAAGCTAATATCTGGTATTGCAATGGCAGGATTCTTCGTCTTGTTCTGAATCCCTTCAAGCCAGCCCGTATTCCTTATTACGCTGTCCCATACGAACTCAATCCCTACTCCTTAGCCGGTGTAGGCATTGGTGAGAACATGGATGATACACAGACGTTGATGAACGGCTTTATGCGAATGGCTGTTGATAATGCTGTGTTGTCTGGTAACCTCATCTTTGAAATTGATGAAACCAATCTTGTCCCCGGTCAAGACCTATCCGTGTTTCCCGGCAAAGTGTTTCGCAGACAAGGAGGCGCTCCGGGTCAATCGCTGTTTGGAACTAAATTCCCTAATGTCTCCAACGAGAACTTACAGCTATTTGATAAAGCTAGACAGCTAGCAGATGAGTCCACAGGACTTCCATCCTTCTCTCACGGTCAGACAGGTGTATCTGGCGTTGGAAGAACTGCTAGTGGTATCAGCATGTTAATGAATGCTGCTAGCGGTAATATTAAAACGGTTATTAAAAATGTGGATGATTATTTACTTGCTCCTTTGGGAGAGGCTTTCTTTAATTTTAACATGCAGTTTGATTATGACCCTGAAATTAAGGGAGACTTGGAAGTATCAGCTAAGGGAACAGAAAGCTTGATGGCTAATGAAGTTAGGAGCCAGCGCTTGATGCAGTTCTTGCAGATCGCTAGCCAGCCTTCACTTGCTCCGTTTGCTAAGTTCCCTTATGTTATCCGTGAAATTGCGAAGAGCATGGATTTAGACCCAGACAAGGTTACCAACAACATGGATGAGGCCATGAAGCAAGCGTTCTTAATTCAGCAGAATGCACCACCCGCACCTCCTGCTGCTCCAGCCGGTGCTGCTCCGCAGGGCGCTGCTCCGCAGGGCGCTCCTCCGCAGGGCGTAGCTGGCCCTCCCAGCGTGGCAGACATGAGTGGTGGTGGTGGTGGCAACATTGGCATTGGTGCGGCTCCTGCACCACAAGAACAAGGATTTAGTGGCAATGCAGGATAAAACTTATCTCTCCAAGTTAAAAGCTCTGGTTGCTAACAACAACCAATGGGATGGCTTCTGTGAAATGCTTGAATTTAATATTGAGCAGCAGCAACGAAAGCTGGAACAGGCAGCAGATCCACGCGAAATCTATCAGGCTCAAGGAGCTATAACTGCGCTTCGTCAATTGAAATATCTTAAGGAAGAAATAAATGGCACAAAGTGAAATGTTAACACATGATGGATATCCCGCTGTTAAGTTAGAGAACGGGAGTCACATGACTGAGTACAGCATCACTGTCACCGATCCTAGATTAAACAACGGTAGACCAACTAATATTCCATCTTTGTGGGAAAGAAAGATTGTTGATCAAGATACCGCAGTTAATAAAGCTATTCAGTCTAAGAAAGAATATAAATCTTTTGAC